AGGGATTGACGCAGAAAACAACATATACGTAATTGACATTGATAGGTTCAGAACTGACAGAATATCTGATTACTTTGAGCATATACTTAATCTTCATGCTAAGTGGTCATTCCGTAAGATAAGAGCTGAGGTTACTGTAGCTCAGTCAGCTATTGTTAAACAACTTAAAGACATGATTAAGGAACATGGTCTAGCTCTTAGCATTGATGAGTTCAGACCTAATAAATCACATGGTAGCAAGCAAGAGCGTATCTCATCTGTGCTTGAGCCTAGATATGATAACCTACAGATTTGGCATTACAAAGGTGGTAACACACAGGTTCTAGAAGAAGAGCTATCCAGTAGAAATCCACCGCATGATGACGTAATCGATGCACTAGCTTCTTGTATTGACATGGCTATCAAACCGTCAACTAGCCTAAACAGGAAGAACAGAAGTAATATAGTTTGGGCTAATAACAGGTTCAGAGGAGCAGCTTAAGTATGGCTGGTGAAACTTTAGACATCGAACAAATAGTAGAGCCGGAGGTCTTAGCAGTTGAGATTGCTAACAGGTGGCGTGAGTGGGACACCCTTCGTAATACAAAGATCGAAGAGTGGAAAGAACTCAGAAACTATCTATATGCCACCGATACCAAGACCACTGGCAATGCTATGCTTCCTTGGTCGAACACTACAACCACGCCTAAGCTCACGCAGCTTATGGATAATCTTCATGCTAATTACTTTGCTTCTTTGTTTCCCCAACAGAAGTGGATGAGGTTTGAAGCTACATCTATGGACTCAAATGTAAAGTCCAAAAGAGATACAATTCAAGCGTACATGGAAAATAAAGTAAAGCAGTCTGACTTTGTTAATACAGCTTCTGACTTGATCTATGACTACATTCAATACGGTAACTGCTTTGCTACAGTACAATGGGAAGACCGCTACAAGATTAAAGAAGACGGTGACTACATATCTCAGTACGTTGGACCTAAGTTAGTTCGTATATCTCCGTTTGACATTTGCTTTAATCCTGCAGCTTCTGACTTTCTTAAGACACCTAAGATCATCAAGTCAATTAAAACCTTAGGTGAAATCAAACGAATGATTAAGGATGATCCAGCTAAGGAAAACATGCAGGTCATTCTAGATAAGATGCTTCATGCTAGAGCCGCAGTACGAGGTTCAGATGCTACCTTCAACAAAGCTGATGGTTATATCGCCGATGGTTTCTCATCTATTCAGCACTACTATGAATCTGACTACGTAGAAATACTTACATTCTATGGTGACATCTACGACTATCAAAATGATGAACTACAAGTAGACCGTATAATTACAGTAGTTGATAGAGCCTATATATTAACTAACGAAGAGAACCCATCATGGTTAGGACATGCTCCTGTATTTCACGCAGGATGGAGACCTAGACCTGACAACCTCTACGCTATGGGTCCGTTAGATAATCTTGTAGGTATGCAGTATCGAATTGACCACCTAGAAAATCTAAAGGCTGACGTATTCGATCAGATTGCCTATCCAGTTATGAAGATCAGAGGTGACGTAGAAGACTTCGACTTTGAACCTGGCACTAGAATTTACTTAGGTGAAGAAGGTGATGTAGGTTACTTAGTTCCAGATGCAACAGCACTTAACGCTGACCTTCAGATACAGACACTAGAAAACAAAATGGAGGAAATGGCTGGAGCACCTCGTCAGGCTATGGGCATTAGAACTCCAGGTGAGAAAACTGCATTTGAAGTACAGTCACTACAGAACGCTGCATCTAGAATCTTTGAGCATAAGACTGCACACTTCGAGAGAACATTCATAGAACCTGTGCTTAACTCAATGTTAGAAACAGCTAGGCGATACATGAACTTCAGCGACACTATCAGGGTGATCGACGATGCTACAGGTGTTGCTTTCTTTAGAGATATTACTAAGGACGATATTATTGCTTCGGGCAAGATTGTACCTGTCGGAGCTAGACATTTTGCGGAAAGGGCAAGACGTGTTCAAAACCTCACTCAACTGTATCAAATCAAAGCTGCTGACCCCAGTGTTGCGGCGCATCTCTCAGGTAAAGAGTTCGCTAGAATCATATCGGAAGAACTTGGCGAACCGTCTCTCTTCGGTGAAAACATCTCTGTCGCTGAGCAACTTGAAACGCAAACTCAAGTCCAAAATGCAGAGGTAGTCAACCAAGAGAACCTAATGACACAAGCTGAGATGGGGATCTAATGAAACAAGTTTGGTTCCGAGGAGTTAAAAATTCTGAGGACAAAGAGAGAAGACGAATAGAAGTTCTAGGCTATAGAAACGCATTCGATTCACTCAAAGAAATTCTTAACGCTCACTACAAAAAGAAGTCAAGCGTTAGGGACTACGAGAATCCTAATTGGGAGTTTCGTCAAATCGCAGTCAACGAGTACAACCGAGTGCTTGAAGACATTCTTGAACTAATAGACCTAAACAAAAAGGATTAATAATGTCCGTTTTTGACACTGACGCAAATCAAACCACAGATAGCGATCAGACTACAGAGAATGCATTTAGCACTGAGACTCAACCACAAGACTCATTTCTAAGCAAACTCGTCGAGACTAAGGGAGAGCAATGGCGTGATCCTGAGGTATTAGCCAAAGGTAAACTTGAAGCTGATACATATATTGGTAATCTTGAGGCTCAATTAAAAGAACTGAAAGAAGACCTAAACAAACAAGACTACGCCAAATCACTGCTTGAACAACTTCAGAATAGGGCTACGGATACCACTAACGTAAACACTGGAGTACAGTCTAACAATAATAATAGTGGCACTGAAGCAGGCAATACCACGCCAGACCTAAGTGAGGATACACTTAAAAGCCTTGTTGAGCAGACGCTAACAGAACGTGAGAAACAGAGCACAGTCAAGCAAAACCTTGATTCTGTTAATCAGCAGTTAGAACAGATGTATGGGACTGAGGCCAAAGTTGAAATTGAGAAGAAGGCATCGACGCTGGGTATGTCGGTAAGTCGTCTTCAAGAGATTGCAGCTGAGTCTCCTACAGCTTTCTTTACGCTAATCGGTGAACAACGTAGGTCTACCCAACCTATGGTCACAGGTACGATCAGAACTGAAGGCGTCAATATGCAGTCCAACAATCAGGAAAGAAACTGGGAATACTACCAGAACCTGCGTAGGACTAACAAAACCCTGTACTACAGTCCCAAGGTTCAACAGAGTCTACTAGAGGATAGAAAAAGACTAGGTGACCGTTTTGGTATGTAGTGCATTCTTTGTATAACAAGACTAACTAGGAGAAAATATCATGGCTATGACCACTGGTAATACCGATCTCCTTACTCGCGGTGAAGTATGGTCAGGCGAGCTTAAGGAGATTCTTAGGGACGAGATGATGGCACAGAAGTATGTGCGTATGCTTGAGGGTTTCCCAGACGGCGATACGTTCTACATTCCATCAATCGGACAAGCACAAGTAGATGACTACGCGGAAGATACTGAGATCAACTATCGTCCGTTAGACACTGGACAGTTCACGTTCTCCGTGGATAAGTACCTTTCGTCAGCTACCTACATCACTAAGAAAGCAGAACAGGATACATTCTACAGCGAACAGCTTATCTCTCGCTTTGTACCTGAGCAAGAGCGTGCAATCATGGCTCACTTCGAGACCACTACGCTTGCTGCTGCTGAATCTGGTGTATCCGCTAACAGCAATGAAACCATCGATAGTGTTGAGCATCGTTGGGCTGCTGGTGGTACAGGTGCTGCAATCGAGGTAGAAGACTTTGCTCGTGCTCGTTATGCTCTTAAGAAAGCTAATGTACCCGATCAAGCTCTTATCGCTGTTGTAGATCCATCTGTTGAATACACGATCAATACGATTTCTAACTTAGCTCAGGTTGCTAATAACCCACGCTTTGAAGGTATCGTAGCTGATGGTATTGCGACTGGCATGACGTTCGTAAAGAATGTTTATGGTTTTGACGTGTATGTGTCGAACTATCTTGCTGACGCAACTGACTCAGCTTTACCTGATCGTGATAACAACACTGTTGACTTCTCATCTGTCAACGGTAAAGCGAACTTGTTCTTCTCGGCTGCTCCGACTGTAACACCATTCGTAGGTGCTTGGCGTCAGATGCCTGAGGTGGACTATGAGTACAACAAAGACTTGCAACGTCATGAGTATGTTACTACAGCACGTTACGGTGTAAAACTGTATCGTCCTGAGAACATGGTCCGTGTTGTTTCCAAGCCTACAGTCTAAGAAGGAGACCTGAATAATGTCTTACTATAACGCTGATGGTCTTCGCATTCTGACTGATAACGATCAGGGTGCGGTTAATAACAAAGGCGTATCTTCAGACGTTGATATCAAAACTCTTGTAGTTGATGTTGACATGACTGCGGATATCGCTCCTGTTGCTAACGATCCATTCATTCCTGCGGGTGCATACATCAAGAGCGCAACTGCTGTTGTAACTCAAGCTGCTGCTGGCGGTACGAGCATCAACATTGGTTTGTCGTCTCTTGCATCCGACGGTACAGTTTCTGTAATTGATGCCGATGGTATTGATTCAGGTGTATTAACTGCTGCTCTTGCCGCTAACCTCGCTGTTGTTTGCAATGGTGCGTATGTAGGTGGTACAGCAGGTGTTGGTGCAAATAATGCTTATATTACGACTGCGGCTACTGGCACATTCTCTGCTGGTAAGTTCAAGCTCGTAGTTGAGTATATCGAAGTCTAAAACTAAAGGGAGAGGAGCCTCAGGAATACTTGAGGTTCCTTTTCCTGATTTAACTTGGAGCAGTAAATGGCTAACGTAACTCATTCTTCCTTAACTGGCTCGGACCTACACGAACCGAAAGGTGTAGCTGCTGCTTCTTCAGGTGAAGTCTATATTGCTAACGGCTCAGGCTCAGGTCATTGGGATTACTACAATAGTTTTATCAATGGTTATATAGCTTTCGATGCAGTAGGTCCAGCAGAAACTCATAGTGTAACAACTGGCTTCACAGTCTTTGATCCTACGTTTTCTATAGGTGACAACAGAGACTGGATAGGTGAATCATCTCCTAATGCTAGACTTAAGTACACAGGTGCAGACGCTTCTGAAGTCAACTGTCAGCTAACAATGAGTGTTCAGCAATCCTCAGGTTCAAACAAGGATCTTGAGGTTATCTTCCGTAAGAATGGTACAGGATTAAACGGAGGTCACGCTATTGCAACAGTTGCGTCAGGCACATGGCAAACTGTTACTTTAACTGATTTCGGTACTTTTAGTACTAACGATTATCTTGAGGTGTTCTTCAAAGGATCTGCTGCATTTACTTTGAACATCGCAGGAGCTAACCTCACAGCCTTAGGTATTCATAACTAATGGATAAAACTCTACTATCATTAGTACAGAGCATACTGAGTGACATGGACTCTGAACCAGTCAACAGCATCAGTGACTCCATTGAAGCTGAGCAGGTAGCCTCTGTAATCGAAGACACATACTACAACTTCATAACCACTAGAGACATACCTGAGCATAGGCGATTGCTTAAGATAACGTCTTTGTCTGATAACACTAAGCCTACGCACTTTCAGTATGTAGGTCGTCAGATTTACTGGGTAAGGTATAACATAAACGAAACTGGTGGTACTACCTACAAAGAAATTAAGTATGTTGAACCTGGTGATTTCGTAACTAGAAACTCAGGTACAAGCAACATAACTACAGTCACTGATGTAGCTGCTGGCACTAATCTTTTAATTGCTAACGACAAGATGCCTTCAGTATATACCTCG